GGACTCACGCCAGTGTGCCACCGCCTCGTAGCCGCCACGCGCCGGGCGGCACTTGTAGAGTGAGAGCGCGGGCACCCATCGCTCCAGGTGCACGAGCGCGAAGCTGTTGAGCTGGCGGTGCGGCGGGGAGTCGTCGTCGTCCGCGATCACGCCGCCGTTGCCCGCCCGTGCCGGCGGCTGCCAGCCGAGCGGCGCCAGCGCGCCGTCGATGCGGGCAACGATGTCCGCCGGCAGGCGCGGCAGCTCCTCCGGCTTGAACGCGTCGAGCGACGGGCCGAGCCAGCGGTACGGCTGCCCGGTCTTCTCGTGGATGGTCGGCGGCAGCACCGTCTGGCGGCCGTCGGCGATCAGGTCGCAGACCCGCCGGCCGGCGATGTTCCAGGAGCGTGAGGGAACGTCGGGGCCGTAGTAGAACGCGGTCTCACCCTTCTGCCCGACCTTCTTAACCGGCGTCGCCGGCAGGGCCGCCAGGAGCGCACTCTTGATCGCCGGATCGTCGGTGTCGATGTCGACGCCGATCAGGCCGCGCGAGGCACGCCCGCCGACGACGCCGACGCCGGTGTCGCCCTTTCCCCAGACCTCACGCTCATACGCGCTCGGGGTTCGGTCCAGGAACCGGCGCTGCCACTTCGGCAGCGGCATCTTAACCCCGGCACACTCGAAGCCGGGGGCCTTGGTGCCGGCCATGATCGGGATCGCCGCGTAGCCGCGCTCGATCAGCGCTCCGGCATACTGTGCGTATGCGCCCATGATCTCTCCTGCGATCGCAGTCTCAGGTTGGCCGTGCCCGTTGCTTTGGGCAGCGACCGGCTCGGGTTCAGGTTCGCATTCGGATTCGAGCGCAGGGTCATATTCCGATTCGGTTTTGGGCGCAGGGTTACATTCTGGTTTGATTTCAGATTCGGATTTGGGCTGTTCAGATTTGGATTGCGGGGCGGACTTCTCTCCGTGCAGTTCTTCCCAACTGTGCTTGGCATCTCCCCAGGTGTGGCCGAACTTGAGGTCGCAGCGCATCGGCACCTTAAGCTCCACCACCTCGACGCAGAGCCGCGCCACGATCTCGGCCTGCTCGCGTGTCGCGACCGAGCAGTCGAGACAGTCGTGCATCTGCAGGAGCGGAACGATGCCCTCGCGCCAGACCGCGCGCATCCAGAGCTTGGTGTGACGTGCCGCCGAGCCCTGGATTAGCGCGTTCAGGGCGTTGTGGCAGTCGGCGCGGTAGAGCTGGCCCTTGCCGAACCACTTATGTGCAGGATCGGCGAGCCGGCGCTCGGCCTCCTCACGCTCACACGGCCCGGCGCCCTTCTCCCACTTGCCGGCGGGGACAAAGAGATTGAAATGCCTGCGAGCACCGTCGTAGAGCGTGATGTAGCCCTGCTGACGGGCGAGATACTCGTATGCTTTGCTGAGCGCGCGCAGGAATGGCATCTCGCGGTCGTACTGAGCGTAGAGCTTGCGCGCCTGGTCGAGCGGCAAGCCGGTCATCTCGGCGAACTTGCGGACCCCGGCGCCGTAGATCTTCGCGAAGTTGGTGTTCTTGGCCTCCTGTCGCGCGACACCGGTAAGCTGTGCCGTCAGCTGATGGAAGTCGGTGTTCGGATCATCGCGATACCGCGCGACCGCGATTTCGGCCTTGGGCATGTTGTGAATCGCCGCGTAGTGCACGGCGAGCCGGAACTCCTGCTGTGAAGCATCGGGCTTCGCCCAGACCTCACCCTCGTCGGGTAAGAACAGGCCGCGGATGATCGGCGCGAACTCCTCGTCGTGCGCCGTCATCTGCTGCAGCGGCGGATCGCTGTACGAGAACCGGAACGATTTGGTGCCGTGGTCCTCGCTCCGGAACGGGTGAATCTCGGCGTAGATCCGACCGTTGACCGCGTGTCCGAGGATGTAGTTGCCAACGAACTTGTCGCCGGCGCGGTGATATTTTTCCGCCTCGCAGATCAGCTGCGGCAACCAGTGTGGATGGCCCTCCATCCAGTTCCCGGTGAAGCTCGGTGAGCCCTTCTCGGTGCGCGGATATTTCACCTTCTCGCGGTCAAAGATCGGCGCCTTCCACCGGCTTCGATTGAGTTCGTCCATACTCACCGGCATGCCGAGCTTGTCCGACAGCTGAGCGAGCACGGCGTCGCGCTTGCCAAGCAGAAGGTCACGGGCCTGTTCGGCGGCCGCGATGTCGATGCGGATTCCACGCGCTCGCATCTCGACGATCAGCGGCACCAAGTCGCGGTCCAGTTCGTAAGCAGCGTGCGTGTTCTCCCGGTCGAGGATCGGGTTAAGTTGATCGAACACGAGCAGGGTATTGATGGCGTCGACCACCGCGTAGGCCGCGACGTAGCGCGCCGGCAGCTGCCAGAGATAACTTTGCGGGCGAAACTTCTTGCGCTTGTTGGTGACCAGTTCGAGCGTCGTGCAGCCCTCGCGCAACAGGGACTCGTCCTTGCCAGGAAAGCCGCAGGACTTGGCCAGCGCGTCGAGCCCGTAGTCGCGGCGGTTCTCGTTGGTCAGGGTGGCGAGTGCCCCTAGCTCCTCGATGCGCTCACTCCGCGGCATGCGGATGCCGGCCTCGCTGCGAAACCATCCCCAATCAAACGGCCCGTTGTGGGTGAGAAATTTCGGCCCGCAAGCGACGTGCGCAGCAAGCCAGGCGTAGACCTGCTCCGGTGGGAAGCACTGCGTGTCAGGGTGGCGCATCGGCAGATAGAGCCCGCGCACTTCTCCGTCCGCGCGATAGGCGACGCTGATACCGCAGACGTGCCCGTCACGCCACGGCCAACTCGAACCGCGATCGGCCTGCAGGCCGTTGTCGCGCTCTTCACTATCAATCGCGAGCAGACCGACGCGCCGCAGATCCGGCAGCTCGTCCGGAATGAGATTCATGTTGGCGTCCTCTAGTAAGGGATCGAGTCGTTGAACTCGGGCCGGCCCCACGCGATCGCGCGCTGCAGGTTGCCGTCGTAGTTCTCGCCGTCGATGCGGTAGCCGATGATGCGCCAGTACCTCTCGCCTTCAGGCGCCACGCGGATGTGCGTCACCCAAGCGAGTTCGTCCTGGCGCTGCAGGGCATCATCGACGGTGTTCGGTACCGGCATGTCGCCGTTCATGCCACGCCAGAACTGCTCGGCCATGGTGCGGGCATAGCCGCGGTGCTGCAGGCACACCCACTTCGAAAAACCATGGATGCCGCACTGGAAGGTGACCCGCAGCGACGGGGTTTCCTTGTGGTGAAAGCCGTATTCAATGTCGTCGACCTCCATCCAGTCGGATATGACGCGCCGCGGGCCGAGAATCGCCGCCGTATCGGCGTGGGCGGCGTGCTTGGGTGTGGTGTCACGCGGGAAAGCATGGCCGCAGCACGAGCACTCGGTCGCCGCCAGCGGCAGGATCTCGTTGCACTCCGGGCAGACCTTGGTCGGCGCCTCGCCCTCGCGGCCGCTCTTGGTCTTGATGCGGACGTTGTCGACCGGGCCGAAGCGGCGAACGTTTCCGGCGAAATCAAGAACGGTGCAGGACTCCTTGCCGTCCACCTTGCGCGTACCGCGGCCGACCTGCTGGATGTAGAGCCCTGCCGAGCAGGTCGGGCGTAGCATGGCGATCAGGTCGACGTGCGGAACGTTGAAGCCATACGAGAGGACCATCACGCTAACCAGCGCGGTCAGGCGGCCGGCACGGAAGTCCTCGATGATCCTGGTGCGCTCGGCGTCCGGGGTCTCGCCGAGCACCATTTCGGCGTCGACGCCGCGGGCACGCAGTGCGTCGCGCACCATCCCGGCGTGAACGACGCCGACGCAATAAATCAGCCATGCTCGGCGCTTGCCCCGGTAGGTGGCGATCTCGTCGCAGGCCAGCTCGACCGCGTTGTCGCGAATCGCGGCGGCTTCGAGTTGCTCGGCGATGTACTCACCGCCGCGCTTGCCGACCCCGGTGACATCAATAGTCTTGGCCGTAGCCTTCGACGACAGCGGCGAAAGCCAGTCGTCGCGGATGCCCTCGGCGATCGTGTACTCGAACACCACGGCGTCAAATAGGTGGCCGTCGCCCTCACACAGGTGTCCGCTGTCGAGGCGGAACGGCGTTGCGGTCAGGCCCGCGACGCGCAGATCGGGCACGAGCTTGCGCAGGCCGCTCAGGGTCGTGTGGTACATGCCCTGCTCGCCGTGCGGGATCAGGTGGGCCTCATCGATGATGACCAGGTGGCGCGCCCCGAGCACCTGCGGGTCGCGGTAAATCGAGTTGACCGTGGCGAACAGGATCTGCGCGTCGGTATCGCGCGAGCCGAGCCCGTCGCAGTTGATGCCGATCGGAGCGTCAGGCCAGATCTTCAAAAGCTCTTTGATGTCCTGGTCGAGTAACTCGCGGTTCGGTGCCGTCACCAGCACGCGCATGCTCGGATAGTCGGTCAGCAGCCGCTTGACCAGGAACGCGAGCACGACGGCCTTGCCGGTGCCGGTCGCCATCGCGATCAGCGGATTGCCCCCGCCGTTGCGCCAGAACGCGAACAGCTCGCGTAGCGCGTCTTCTTGGTATTGCCGAAGGATCATGCTCGTTCTCCGAAGTGACGGATGGTCGCCGACACGGGACCGACGACCATCCTCACCGCGGCCTCATTGCTTCACTTCTGAGTCCAAGGAAGGTCCGGTTTCGCTGCCACCGAGGCAGACGGCCCGATGCTCGGCGAAGCGGAAGGTCCACGCTTGGGCACGTAGTCCTGCGGGCGCACCGCGTAGATGCGGTTGCCGTCCGGGTACTCTCCAGCCGGGTCGCGCTTGATGGCGACGCGGATCTTGACCGGCTTGTACAGGAGTACGTCGATCTCCTGCGTGGGCTCGGTGATGCCACAGGCGGTGTAGACATCGGTCAGCAAGCGCTTGCCGATCTCAACCGCCTGCTGGCTCGCATTAGCCAAGGTGATGTTCTGGTAGATCTTGTGGTGCAGAAAGTCGCCCTCAAGAACCTCGAAAACCGTCAGCAGGTAATTGCCGTTACCATTTGCGGCGTCGCGAACTTCAGCCTCGACGACGTGGGCCAGATACCATCCTTGCGGGATGGGCTGCATGGCCTGCGTGCCCTCGTGCGCACGCGGGTCAAACATTTCAGGAAGCTTATCGTGATAACTCATCGTCACAGTCCTTACGCTTGGATGCCACCATTTTCGGATGTCATCGTTTCAGTTACATTTTTGGCTACCGCAGTACGCACACTCCCCGCTTGCGGCTGCGGGGTCGGGAAGAACTTGCCGAACGTCGACGGATAATCGAAGCGCAGCGGAATCTGGATGCGCTCGGGCATTCCGAAGCGGTTCTTTGCGGTGAAGGCTGGTCGCGGCTCGACGTGCAGCCAGCGAGTATTGCCGCCGTCGGCACGAGCGCGGGTCTTGCCGAAGCCGCCCTGCTCGCTCTTGATCACCACGTCGGTCGCGAGAAAGCCGATCAGGTCGGCACTGTCCTCGACGAGCCCACGTGCCCGCCTATGGAGTCGCAAGGCGTAGGCTGAATAGGCCGTCGTGCGCGGATCGTT